ACAGACTGCGTAGTCACGTCGTAGTTGATCGTGCCAGTAGCCGCAGTAGCAGAGATGGTAACTGTCTCAGCAGCGTTAGCCAGAGTAGCGGCCAGCACACTGGATGAACCGTTAAAGGTCTGCTGCGCTGTGAAAGTTGTTGCCGTGCCGGGGGCAACGTAGTCTGTACCAGCAGTTGCGTTTGCGAGAGCGCCACCCGAGTTGGCCTTCATGATGGCTGTACCAGAAGGAGGAGCCAAGTAGTCCGTGCCAGCAGTGGCGGCGGACAGTACCGATCCGTTGCCTTTGGTAACGCCTGTCACAGTGGTTGTAAGAGTTACCGTGCCGTTGGTATTTGTGCCAGCAAAACCGTTGGCTGTAGCAACAGCCACAGTACTCACTGTAGAGCCAACTTTTACAAAGTCAGCACCGTTCCAAACAACAAGGGCTTTTTCACCAGCAATTACCGTTGCGCCATTGTTTGGATTTGTTGTCCCAGAACCTTTGACAATAATTGACTGAGTGCTAGAAGTTTTGTTGACGACAACATAGGCTTTAGACTGAGCAGGAACTGTAATAGTTCGTGTGGCCGTACCACCCGCTGTCCAAAGAATTACCGCTGCACGAGCTTGATTGCTTGCGCCGTTGGTTGTAGAAAGGGTTACATCTGCATCGGAGCTTAATGTAGTTGTGCCTGCTACTGCGGAGTCCAACAGCGACGTAATTGCGTCGTTGACTGTTGTGCCCCAAGTACCGGACAAGTCGCCAGTAGTTGGCAGCGCCAAGCCCAATAAGGGGGAAAAGGTAGTTACTGCCATTTATGACTCCAATTTATCGTCCGAAGACTAAAGACATTCCAACAGCAAAACCTTTTGCTGCGGCTGTAGAAGTTTGCCAAGTAGGGGCGCTGGCTCCATTAGAGGTCAAAATTTGCCCGCTGGTTCCGTTGGCAATAAATGATGTTGCGCCAGAACCCGTTTGATATGGAATCTGACTTGCCGCACCACCCGCCAAGTTTGTTGCAGTAGTTGCGCTTGTAGCTGAAGTAGCAGATGTGGCTGACGTCGCAGTTGAGGCGTTGCCGTTCAACGTGGCTGTAATCGTACCGGCGCTAAAGTTACCAGAAGCATCGCGGGCCACAACTTTAGAAGCTGTATTAGCCGATGTAGCGTCTACTGCCGCAGTCACCGCGCCTGAACCGTTATAGCTTGTGCCAGTCAAATATGTGCCCAAAGTCAACGCATTCAGGTTTGAACCAAGAGCTACACCAGAAATTGTGCCAGACACCCATGTAAACGCAGAACCGTTGAAGTTCAACACGTAGTTAGTGCCAGATGCCGCAGTAATGAACGATGTGGTTCCGGCAGAAGTTTGGTATGGAATCTGGTTGGCCGCACCGCCAGCAATGTTAGTCGCGGTAGTTGCGCTTGTTGCTGAACCACTCAAAGTTGCTGTAATTGTTCCTGCGGAAAAGTTGCCAGAAGAATCACGAGCAACCACTTTAGACGCAGTGTTTGCCGAAGTCGCATCAACAGTCGCTGTTACAGCAGCAGAGCCGTTGTAGCTTGTACCAGTCAAGTATGTACCAAGAGTCAACGCATTTGCCACTGAACCAGCTTGTCCTGTAATAGCGCCTGACACCGCAGAGCCGTTAATAGCAATGTTGGTGTTGGTAACAGATGTGATCTGACCTTGAGCGTTGACAGCGAACACAGGAACCGCAGAAGCAGAGCCGTATGTGCTAGCTGTTACACCAGTATTCGTAATGTTGAACGTAGTGGCAGGTGAAAGATTTAGCCCCGTACCCGCGTAGTATGTGATCGGCGCGTTAAATTGCAAAAACGTGATTGCAGTCGTACCAACAGTAATTGGTAGCGGTGTCTGTTGAACCCACGCTGTAGAAGCCAAAGTGCCAGAGATGACCAGCACATAGTCGCCTGCGTCAATCTCGTTTGTGCCAGTGCCAGATGTGTCGTAGTCCGTTGCACGGGTCAAAATAAACGGCGTACCAGCAGTACCCGCCTGCGTCACAACATAAATACCGTTGTAAGCTGCGTTGCCGCTAACTTCGTCTTTGACCAACACACGTTGCGTAGCTGTTGGAGAACCGCCGCCCAAAGACAACGCGCCGTTGGCGTTAGCCGTAATCGTTGCGCCTACACCGCTGGTTCCGTTGTTGTATGTGTACGCAGGTAGCGTAGTTGTCGAAGCATAATTGACTGGCTGGTGATAATTCAAACCAGAAGCAATTGAGTCCGCATATTCTTTGTTGACGATATCTGTAGCCGATGTAGGGCCAGTTGTAATCGTGCCGGATGTCAGCGCCGCAGAAGTAGCTGTGATCGCGCCAAATGATGTAGCACTAACTACGCCAGACGCATCAAGCCATACACCTTTCTCAGAAGGGTATGTGACAAAAACATCTTTTGTATTGGCAGCAAAGCTAACAAGTGAGCCGCCGGTGCTGGAAGACAGCACAGTTGTACGGGATAGCGTAGTACCAGAAGCTGTGTACGTGCCGATGCCCACTTCCCATGCGCCCGTAGCAGGGTCAACAATGGCGTAGTACGTGGTATTGCCGTTGCCAATAACCGAAAAAGATTGAAAGCCCGATGCTGCACCAGCAAGCGTAATCGTGCCCGTACCCGCCGTTGTAGAGGTTTCTTTAACCCGATCTTTTAGTACGAGAGCCATTTTTATTCCTTACGACGGTAGGTTAGTCCAACCGGGGGACTGCGCATTGTTTATATTTTGCCAGTTTGGATTCTGATTGTCATCAATAGAACCCCATACAAGTGCGTCACCAATCTGAACATACAACTGAATTCCTGATGGCCTTGCGTTTACCGTAGCAACGGCATTCGTGGAGGCTGCAGCAATTGCCGCTTCTGATACCGTGCCAAGGAAAGCAACTCGTGCCGATTGCGTAGAAGAGCCTGTGGCGCTTTCGCTAATAGCAACCGCAATCACAATAGTTGCGCTAGGCACCGCAAGAGCTGCGGCAAGCTCCGTGATTGCCGCTAAAACATCGGTACGCGCAGTATTTGTTGCGGTGCCAGAGGCCGTTTCAGATATGGCAGCAAAAACACTTGAGCGCGCAGTTTGAGTAGCTACGCCCGCCGCAATTTCAGCAACTAACGCCAAAGCATCTATACGCGCTGATTGCGTTGCAGTAGCCGTTGCGGTTTCACTGCGGGTAGCCAACAAAGTATTGTTGGAGTTAAAAACCGTAGCCGTGCCTCTAGATAGCTCTTCGACAAGACCGCCCAACGTTGTATCTACGTTGGTGGTCGATGAAGCAACCGCGCTTTCAGAAACGGCGTAGTTATACGTGTTGCCGCCTAAAGCGGCAAATGGTGTCTGGGCAAATGCAACATCTCCAAACACCGCACGTCCTTAAGCTGCGTCAAGCGAGAAGGAGTATGTAACTGCCAATGTGTCGCCGCTGTCCACTGTCTTGTCGCCGCCAGAGAAATCACCAGCAGAGAACAAAATACCAGAAGTGCCGCTTGACACAGAACACAGGAAAGCACCAGCAATAACCTGCGCATTTGCATTCATGGTGAATGAGGAGGGCGCTGCAGAATTGTCAATGACAGAAGGATCAGCAGTAGTAGCTGTACCAAAAGTCACAGCCTTGCGGTTGCCCGTGTAAGCAGTGTTCTCTGTCCAACCAGAGTGAGAAGCCAACGTATTGCCTGCGGCGTATGTTGTGCCGGAGCCGGGGCCAGTAACCAGACCCAAGTACCAAGCAGCGGTGTAGCCAGAACCCTTGAAGTACTGGCTGTTCATGTCTTGCAGGCCTTGGTTGACCACCAAGTTGTGGAACGTATCAGCCCACTTAAACTGGCCGTCAGGACCGTGGCAAGTAACGGTAAATACACCACCCGCGCCTACGCGCTCAGTGCTGCTGGGGCGAGCCACCAAGGATGCAGATACGGCATCTTGTGCTTTGGAAATTTCTGTAGTCATATTTGATCCTTACGAGATACGCACGATGGCGCTGTTTGCATCGGGGGTTGGGAAAATAATTTGGAACGTGTCGTTGTTGACGGTCTTCACTATGTTAAAGACCAGTACCGCAACGGCTTTGTTACCCTCAGTGCTATTGTAGATGAGGGCACCGGCTGTCGTAAAGGTGGCATTTGTCCAACTTACATCGTCAAATGAAACAAAAGCTGTTGGAACAGCCGTACTATTTAATCCTGTGGCAGGGGACGGATTGATTGTCAGTGTTTTTCCGCCCTCGGTATATCCTGTGCCCGTAACCTCGCCTGATGTCGCATACACAGTTGTATCAGGGCCTAATGTAGCTGCACTGGTGTAAAGAGCGATCTTAAAAGTGTCAGGGGAAGTTGGGCCAAAACTATGAATAGCCTGCATCAACTGCAATTTAAAGCTGGTAGTGGCTGTTTGGATAAACATGGTGGCCTCTTACACTATCCGAATGAGAGCCGTTTCGGGGTCATTCGTAGGCAATTGAATAGTGAAAGACTGACCAAGCATCGTTTGATCAATACCAAAATTAAGCACTGCCACCGACTTATTACTCTTGCTAGAGTTGTAAATCAAAGCACCACGTGTGCTGAAGGTCGCACCCGCCCATGCGGGGTTGTCAAAACTAACGTAGCCAATACCCATACCAAGGTTGACAGTGATGTTTTGCAACTCCTGCCCGCCTTCAAAGTACCCCGTGCCTGTTACTTCCCCTGTAGTGAGATATACCATAGTCTCCGGCCCCAAAACCGCAGAAGACGTATACAGAGCAATTAGAAATGTGTCTGTTTCAAAGTCGTGCACGCCAAGGAGCAATTGCTCCTTAAAACTGTTGGTAAGTCCTGCTGTAATCATGCGTTATCTCACCGGTAGTTTAACTTGACCATCACGATAAGCATCACCACGTTGCTTGCCATCGCCCAAGTTTTTCAGGAGGCCCAACGCTTCTTGATATTTGCCGTTATACAGCGCCATCATGTCTTGCTCACCCTTCATGAAAGTGTACGCCTCCACCAGACACCCATACAAAAGTGCAGTGTCAAAGTTTTCGCCTAGCCATGATGTGCCCTCATCTACGATAGATGGTGGATAGTAGTAATAATGCAATTCTGCTGAATAAGCAATATCAGGGGTGGGGCCCACAATAAATGCAAGCTCATTCACGTCAGTAGTTCTTGGACCAAAAATAGCATAGTACTTTGGCTCTCCCGTGCCACGTGCATTAGGATAAACCTCACGAACAAAGTTGACGTCCTTGTTTAACAAGTACTTGTAGTCACCTTGAAATACCACAGTAGCGGCTACTGTGCCACTGTTTTTCACGCTTAACGTAATAGACGTGCCATTAATTGCAGTAACCTGCGCACCCGTCCCAATGTTTGTGCCAAAAACATATTGGCCCACTTGAATGTTTGTAGCACTAGCCACTGTAATCACAAAAGTGTTTGTTACACCAGTGGCTGTTGTTGTGGCATATGAAAAAATAGCCAAAGAATACGCAGACAAAAAGTCATCGGGGCACGCCAAATATTTGTTATCTGCACTCAAAGCGCCTGTAACATTCTTGCGCAAATTAGAGATCTGCACCGTGTTGTAGATGCGCTGCTCCGCCTGACGCGTAAACAAATCCAAATTATCAGTGCTAAAGCTCTGATTTTCTGTGTAAGCAATGATCGCAGCTTTTAATTCGGTGTATGTCATGTGATGCTCGTCGTAACTGTCCCAAGGACCGCCGCAGCGACCAGTGGTTTGGCATAAGGCATCGGCATCATTCCGATACTAGCAAACGAAGTATCAGCCGTGAACCCGACGTAGACGGTAACCCCAAGTCTACTCTCTGGACGAGGTTGCTGCAAGGCCTGTGGCTCATTTATCGAGCGCTTTGGCTCTAACTGTGGATGCTTGGGCTCATAGCACTCAGGACAAACTTTAAAACCTGTCCATTCCTTGATAAGTGTATTAAGCTTGTACCGTTGGCCGCACCTGTCGCACAGCGCAATTGCAAACTTGCCTGATACATAGGCCATGTCTTACCTCTGCGTGTACGTAGGTACCACAAAGAAGCCCGAACGCTCACGGTCCTCAGAAGCTGCACGCATAAATTCTTCTTCGTACATCTGTTTCAAAATTGCAATGCGGTCTGGTGCTTTTTTAACAGACAAGTAGTACGCCAACGCCGCCACCAAACATGGCAGAAAGCGGAAAGAAATGTCTGCGGTATTAGTAAATCCCCCGGCATTGTCCATGCGGCGAATCGCATAATAGACAAATGTCCAAGTCTGCGTTGCATCAGGAGAAGGGTACAAAAATACCT